TTAAAGAATGCTGCTGCTTCTAAGAGATTGGCTATCTTTGATGCTCTTGAGATTCTATCACGTATAGAAACTGAAAAGAATATTTTAGAAGGTAATGACAAAGGGGTTGAAAGAGTTGACACAAAACAAGGATGGGCAGAACGAAGGGCAAAGTAGTTTGTACTATGTAGTCCCAAACTACATACCCAAACAAGTTTTGTCCAATAAGAACCGCAACCGGAGTTGGGCATATGGCTATGACCCTCAGTACGATGTTGTCATTATATCTAAGACGGGTCAGATAGGTGAGGTTGTAAATATCTCCGGATTATACATAGCACTTCCTGCGGTTCCTGAGAAGTGTCTTCAAAGACACTCTAAACCATCAGACCAATATTGGGAGAGAGAGGAGTTACCAACTCCACTGTCTAAGATATCTTCAATCTTTCAGTGGAACGAGATGCCCAATGACTTCAAGAACAAATGGGTTGATTACATCGAGCAGGAGTTTGACCGAAGAGAGCAGGGTGTATGGTTTATGAATAACGGTAAGCCAACCTATATCACCGGAGCACACTATATGTATCTTCAGTGGTCAAAGATTGACATTGGATATCCGGATTATCGTGAAGCCAACAGAATCTTTTATATTTTTTGGGAGGCGTGTCGTGCTGACCTCAGGTCATTCGGTATGATATATCTCAAGATAAGGCGTTCAGGTTTCTCGTTTATGTCTTCATCTGAATGTGTGAACATAGGAACACTTGCAAGAGATGCTCGTGTGGGTATATTGTCTAAGACGGGTTCTGATGCGAAGAAGATGTTTACTGATAAGGTTGTTCCTATCAGTTCAAATCTTCCATTCTTCTTCAAGCCCGTGCAAGACGGTATGGACAAACCAAAGACTGAGTTAGCCTACCGGGTCCCGGCTTCTAAGATTACCAAGAGGAATATGTCTGAGACATCATCTCAAGAGATTGATGGATTGGATACAACAATAGATTGGAAGAACACTGAAGACAACTCATATGACGGTGAGAAGTTATTGTTCTTGGCTCACGATGAAAGCGGTAAGTGGGTAAAGCCTGTAAACATCCTGAACAATTGGCGTGTAACAAAAACCTGTCTGCGTCTTGGTAGCAAGATTATTGGTAAGTGTATGATGGGGTCAACATCTAATGCTTTGGCAAAGGGTGGTGACAACTTCAAGCATATGTATGAGGACTCTAAAGTTTCATCAAGGAATGCCAATGGTCAGACAAAGTCCGGGCTATATTCACTGTTCATTCCAATGGAGTGGAACATGGAAGGTTTCATAGACAGATATGGAATGCCTGTGCTACGCAAACCTTCTCAACCTGTACGTGGTGTTGACGACAATTGGATTATGAATGGTGCTATCGACTATTGGGAGGCTGAGGTAGAGTCTTTGAAGTCTGACGCAGACGCATTGAATGAATACTATCGTCAGTTCCCAAGAACAGAGAGCCACGCATTTAGGGATGAGAGCAAGGCTGCGTTGTTTAATCTGACAAAGATTTATCAGCAGATAGACTATAATGATTCATTGATTCAAGAACATCATCTTACACGTGGTTCATTTCATTGGAAGGATGGAATCAAAGATTCTAAAGTCATATGGTCACCTGATTCTCGTGGTAGATTCTTGGTGTCTTGGCTACCAAATAAGAATCTGCAGAATAGAGTAGTTGACCGTAACGGTATTAAATATCCCGGGAATGACCATATGGGAGCGTTTGGTTGTGACTCATATGACATATCGGGTGTAGTAGTAGGTAAGGGTTCTAATGGTGCGTTACACGGTCTGACAAGTTACCATATGGATGAGGGACCAATCAACCAATTCTTTCTTGAATACATAGCACGTCCTCAGACGGCAGAGATATTCTTTGAAGAAGTATTGATGGCGTGTGCGTTTTATGGTATGCCTATACTTATAGAGAACAACAAGCCAAGACTTTTATACCATATGAAGAACAGGGGGTATAGAGGATTCTGTTTGAACAGACCCGATAAGCCATATGCAAAACTGTCAAAGTCTGAGAGAGAACTTGGAGGAATACCAAACTCATCAGAGGATGTTAAACAAGCACACGCTGCAGCCATTGAGTCATACATTGAGAAGCATATTGGTCTTGACTTAGAGGGAAAGTATAGGGACCCTGATGAGATGGGTACTATGCCTTTTATCCGTACATTAGAGGATTGGGCAAAGTTTGACATAAACAATCGAACAATGTTTGACGCATCAATTAGTTCAGGATTGGCTATTATGGCAACACAAAAACATCTTTATCAACCGGAAAAAACACAATCAAAAATTAGCATTAACTTTGCTACATATAACAATAAGGGAACTATAAGCCAAATCAATAGATGAAAGATGTCAAAGTAGATATATCGTCTGTGGGATTCCCAAGTCAATTCGTGTCCGATGCTGAGAAGAACACGGAGCAATTCGGGCTACAGATAGGACAAGCCATTCAATATGAGTGGTTCCGCAAGGATGGGAATCAATGCAGGTATTATAGTCAGTGGAGAGACTTCCATAGGCTACGTTTGTATGCACGTGGTGAGCAGTCAACTCAGAAATACAAAGATGAACTCGCAGTAAACGGTGACCTTTCTTATCTGAACTTAGATTGGACACCTGTTCCTATTATACCAAAGTTTGTTGACATTGTAGTAAATGGGATGTCTGACCGTCTATTCAAGGTAAATGCATATGCTCAGGACGCAATGTCTCAGGCTAAGAGAAGCAAGTACCAAGATATGATTGAGGGTCAGATGGTAGCAAAGGACCTTCTTCAAAATATTCAGCAGCAGACAGGCGTTGACCCATTCACAATGAATCCGGATGAACTGCCTTCTACTGATGAGGAGTTGTCATTGTATATGCAACTCAATTACAAACCTGCTATTGAGATAGCAGAGGAAGAGGCAATTAACACATTGCTTGATGAAAATAATTATCAGTATATCCGTAAACAGTGCGACTATGATTTGATGACCATAGGTATTGGCGTTGAGAAGCATGAGTTTCTTCCGGGAGCAGGAGTTCAGATATCATATGTTGACCCTGCAAACATTGTATACAGTTATACAGAGGACCCATACTTTAGAGATTGCTTTTATTGGGGTGAGATTAAAACTCTTCCAATCACTGAACTTATGAAGATTGACCCAACTCTTACCAAAGAAGATTTGGAAGAGATTTCAAAGTATAGTCAGAGTTGGTATGATTATTACAACGTGGCTCAATACTATGAGAATAATATTTTTTATCGTGATACTTGCACTCTTCTTTATTACAACTACAAGACTACAAAGAAGATTGTCTACAAGAAGAAGATTTTAGATAACGGTGCAACTCGTATGGTGGAGAAAGATGATACTTTTAACCCACCTGTTGAGATGATGGAGGAAGGTCGCTTTGAGAAAGTAGAGAAGACCATTGATGTATGGTACAATGGGATTATGGTTATGGGAACCAATATCCTGTTGAAGTGGGAGATGGCTGAGAATATGGTTCGTCCAAAGTCAGCAACTCAACACGCATTACCAAACTATGTTGCAGTAGCACCACGTATGTACAAAGGTGTTATTGAGTCATTGGTTCGCAGGATGATTCCTTTTGCTGACTTGATTCAGATGACGCATTTGAAACTGCAGCAAGTTATTTCTCGTGTTGTTCCTGATGGTGTATTCATTGATGCCGATGGTTTGAATGAAGTTGACTTGGGAACAGGTAACGCATATAATCCTGAGGATGCACTTAGACTTTACTTCCAAACAGGTAGTGTTATTGGTAGGTCGTACACACAGGATGGCGACTTTAACAATGCTCGTGTTCCTATTACAGAACTGAATAGCAACTCCGGTGCTGCCAAAACTCAGATGCTGATTACCAACTACAATCATTATCTTGATATGATTCGTGCGGTAACAGGATTGAATGAAGCACGTGATGGTTCTGACCCGGACCCCAACTCTTTAGTTGGTGTTCAGAAGTTGGCAGCATTAAACTCAAACACTGCTACTCGTCATATCCTTGAAGGAAGCCTTTATCTTTTCAAATCAATATCAGAAGCACTTACTTATCGTATTGCTGATATATTGGAATACGCTGACTTCAAAGATGACTTTGCCAATAAGATTGGAAAGTACAACGTATCAATTCTTAATGATATCAAAGACTTGTATATATACGACTTTGGAATCTTTATTGACGTATCTCCTGATGAAGAGCAGAAAGCACAACTCGAGCAAAACATTCAGATTGCTTTGCAGAAGGGCGACATCAATCTTGAGGATGCAATTGATATACGTGAGTTGAAAAATATAAAACTTGCAAACCAATTGTTGAAACTCAAGCGTGTTAAGAAGCAAGAGCGTGAAGAGAAGATGCTTATGCAGAAACAAGCAATGACTGCTCAACAACAATTGAAGTCTCAGGAGATGGCTTCACAGTTGGCAGTTCAGAAGATTGAGATGGAGACACGTCAGAGGATGCAACTCAAACAAGCAGAGATTGCATTCGAGATGGAGAAGATGAACAATGAAGCCAAACTTAAAAGTCAACTTATGGCTGAAGAGTTCAACTACAACTTAGAATTGGCTAAGGCTCAGGGAAGCGAATTGTCTCAGAGAGAAATGGCAAGAGAAGAGGCTAAGGCAAAACGAATCAGTCAGCAGAATACTGAGCAGTCAAGGTTGATTAATCAGCGTAAGTTGAATTTACCACCTCAAAACTTTGAGTCAAACGAAGACTCTCTTGATGGTTTTGACTTGGCTGAATTTTCCCCTCGATGAGGATAAAAATATTTTCTATTAACTTTGCATAAAAATCATATCAAATGGAATTTAAAGTAAGAGAAGTAACAGGAGCCGAAAAAGGGGTTGCTGAAAAAGAACAAGAGTTGCTCGACAAGCACGAGCAAGGATTGAACGGAGGAGCACAAGGTGCTGAAGGTAGTGGAGACCAAGGATTAAATCCACCTGCCGGAGAGCAACAACCACCTGCAGCAGAACCTGTTGAACTAAAAGAAGAAGACGTTCTTTCATATATTGGAAAAAGGTACAACAAGGAAATCAAATCGTTTGACGAGTTGATTGCTGCACGTGAAGGCAATGAAGATTTGCCCGAAGATGTAGCATCATTCCTTAAGTATAAAAAAGAAACAGGGCGTGGTATTCAAGACTACCTGAAGTTACAGGAAGACTTTGATACTATGGACCCTGACAAAATGCTGAAGCAGTATTTCTTAGCAACTGAGGATGGTCTCGATGAAGATGACATTGAGGCTATGATGGAAGACTTCAATTACAATGAAGACTTGGATGACGAATCAGATGTTAAGAAGGCTAAATTGGCAAAGAAAAAAGCGATTGCAAAAGCCAAGACTTACTTTACCGAACAGAAGGAAAAGTACAAACAACCCCTTGAGTCAAGAACGGTTGGTATTCCTGAAGACGAGAAAGAAGAGTACGAGGCATATAAGCAGTACATAAAACAGGCGAGTACCGTAAACGAAGAGCAAGAGAAAAAACGTGAGTGGTTCCAAAAGAAAACTGACGAAGTGTTTGGTCAAGAGTTCAAAGGTTTTGAGTTCAATCTAAATGACCGTAAACTTGTTTTTGCTCCCGGTGATGCCACTGAGTTGAAGAAGGTTCAATCAACTCCAATGAACTTTATCAATAAGTACTTGGATGATAACGGACTTATGAAAGACGCAGTAGGATATCATAAGGCATTAGCCATCGCAATGAACCCCGAAAGATTCGCCAAGTTCTTTTATGAGCAGGGCTTGGCAGATGCCACAGAGGATGTGACACGCAAGATAAAAAATGTAAATATGTCTGAGCGTAAAGCACCCGAGGCAATGAATAAGGGGGGAGTGCAAATCCGAGAAGTAAACTCAGGCACAGGTCGTGGGTTGAAAATCAAAAGTGCAAAAAAAATATAAGTAAAACCCTTTAATTAAACAAAAAAAATGGCAGTTCTATCGACACCCGGATATCAGTTGCAGCCCTCAGCAGAGCAGGTTGCCCTATCCACCAATTACATTACTAACTTCAACTTCTTGAATCAGTATCTTCCTGATACCTACGAGAAAGAATTTGAGCGTTATGGAAACCGCACCGTAGCATCCTTCCTTCGTATGGTTGGTGCTGAGATGCCTTCAAACTCTGACCAAATCAAATGGGCAGAACAAGGTCGTCTTCACACCAAGTACGTGGATGTAACCACCACTATTTTGGCAGGTGCTGACAGTGCTACCTTCACCGTTAATGACCTTAACGTAACAGGTATCGCTATCCGTCCCGGTCAAACCGTTATGATTACTCCTAACGTAGCAGGTCCTACTCAAAACAAAGGTATCGTTACCGCAGTTAACACTTCGGCTGACACCTTTGATGTAGCCTTCTATGAAGCAGGTGGTATGACTAACGCCTCAGCAGCCAACAAATTCACTGTATTCATTTACGGTTCTGAATTTAAGAAGGGCACTGTAGGTATGATTGGTTCATTGGAAGCCGAAGACGAAATCTTCAGCAACTCTCCCATCATCATCAAAGACAAGTATGCCGTTTCAGGTTCTGATATGGCTCAGATTGGATGGGTTGAAGTAACTACCGAAAACGGTGCTACCGGATACCTGTGGTATTTGAAGTCAGAGCACGAGACTCGTCTCCGCTTTGAAGATTACCTTGAGACCGCTATGTTGGAAGCCGTTCCTGCTGAAACAGGTTCAGGTGCTGCTAACGCTGCTCTTAACCCAACCTACGGTAACAAAGGTTCTGAAGGTGTGTTCTACGTAGTTAACTCTCGTGGTAACGTATGGGGTGCAGGTAACCCTACCACCTTGGCTGACTTCGACACAATCGTTTCTCGTCTTGACAAACAGGGTTCTATCGAAGAGAATGTTCTTTTCGTTAACCGTGAGTTCTCTTTCGACATTGACGATATGTTGGCTACCTTGAATGGTTTCAGTTCAACAGGTGCTGCTAACGCTGCGTCTTTCGGTCTGTTCGATAACGATACCGATATGGCTTTGAACCTTGGCTTCAGCGGATTCCGCAGAGGTTACGACTTCTACAAGTCAGATTGGAAATATCTGAACGACCCAACTATGCGTG